AGTGTTGCACCCAACGACGGAGAAGCACTAGTCTGGGACAATACAGACAGTGAATGGCAACCAGGTACTGTAAACGGTTTACAAACAAGGACAACAGGACAGGCTACTACAGCCAGTATAGCAGACGATGCTATTGACGATGTAGATATTACCGGTGCAGCCAAAGCCTATATGGTAATGAAAATACAAACAGATCAAGCCGCATGGGTAAGATTATACGTAAACGATGCAAGCAGGACTGCTGATGCATCAAGATCAGAAACTACAGATCCTTCACCCGATTCTGGGGTTATTACTGAAGTAATTACTTCTGGTGCAGAAACTGTTCTAATTACACCCGGTGCATATGGGTTTAATGATGAAACTGTTCCAACAGACACTATTCCGATGGCAGTTAAAAACCTTTCAGGTGGTACTACAACAGTTACAGTCACACTTACATATTTGCAATTGGAGGCTTAAATGTCAGACATGCAAGAGTACATAGTTACTTTACATAACAAAGAAGATCTTGATGATTTCTATAATGACATGGAAACTCCTGGAGGTAATTTATATATACCCGATAGGGCTGTAGATTTACAACTGAGACGAACTATTAGTCGTAACACACATTATATGCTTACTCCAGAAGAAGCAATTCAAATAACCAACGACCCTAGAGTAATGAGTGTTGAACCAAGGGCTTTAGCTGATATAATTACACGGTCTGGTTACAAAATAGAGGATGCAACTTTCAGCAAATACACAATAGAAAACGCATCGCACACTAATTGGGGATTGTTAAGACACTTAGAAGAAAATAATAGAACAGGCTGGGGTAGTGACAATATTGGAGAAATTGTTGATAGTATAACAATCACTGCAAGTGGTAAAAATGTAGATGTTGTTATTGTAGATGGACACATGGATCCTGCGCATCCAGAATTTGCTGTTAATCCAGACGGAACTGGAGGATCTAGAGTAAATCAGTTTAATTGGTTTTCATTAACTGATGCCATAGGAGCAGGGGACAATGGTACATACACGTACACACCCTACGTAGATGGATCTGATGCTGAGTACACAGCCGACAATGATCATGGTTGCCATGTAGCAGGAACGGTGGCAGGAAACACACAAGGTTGGGCTAGAGATGCCAATATATATAATATAAATCCCTATTCAACTAATCCTGCTGGAAATGTATCATCTTTATTATGGGATTACATAAGACAATGGCATAATACCAAACCTATAAATCCTGAGACAGGAAGAAGAAATCCTACAATAACTAATCATAGTTATGGATCAACTATTAGATGGAATGATGGAGATTTTGGACCTATAGAAAGGGTAACTTATAGAAGTGTACTTTTCAATCCAGGGCGAAGTTTAACTGTAGCAGAAATGAATGACAGAGGAATATATACAAACGATACTACTCCTAGTATTCCTTATTACTCCACAAGTAGATTTGCAGATATACAAGATGCAATAGATGACGGAATTATTGTTGTTGCATCAGCAGGCAATGACAGTTGGAAAACTGTGACATCTAGCGATCAAGATTATAATAACAATTACTATGCAGAATATCTGGGTGTGTTATATTTTTGGAGTGGTTTGCATAGAGGTAGTAGCCCTGGTGCAGCTGTAAATGCTATTAATGTTGGTGCTTTAAGTAGATTGCAGGATGAACGTAAAGCTGATTTCAGCAACTGCGGCGATAAAGTTGATGTTTACGCTGCAGGACAAGCAATAATCAGTAGTGTTCAAAGCACAGTATTTGGATTCACTCAACTAGATCCTAGAGACAATAATTATAGATTAGTTAAAATACAAGGAACAAGTATGGCTAGTCCGCAAGTCTGTGGGATGGTTGCATGTTTAGCAGAGACTGATCCTAATATAACAAACGCAGAAGCAAAACAATGGATAATTGATAATGCAACAATAGGACAAATGGCAGACAGTGGTGCTGACGATGCTACTGATGTAACTAGTTTGCAAGGTTCTGCAAATAGAATACTGAGGTGGTATAATCAAAGATTAACAAGCGGTAATACTTTTCCGCTAAGAACTTTCAAGCCAAGACCGTCGACAGGAAGACTTTATCCTAGGACAAAAATAAGGAGACGAGGATAATGTCACACAAGTACTTAGTTACATTAAAAAAAGGTGTAGACAATATCACGTTTCATAATCAAATGACCAGCTCTTTTGGTGATGGATTTATTCCAAAAAGGAATGTTGAAGTATCACTTGAATTACCTTCAAGTAAACGAGTGTATGAATATCATTTAGAAGATAATGAAATTGAAAGTCTCAATCAGGACGATAGGATTCAAGAAATTGAACTGTCACCTGAAGATCCAGACAGCGATATTATTATTAGGCCTATCGCCATTCAAGAAGGCAACTTTGACAAAACTGCTGGAAACACAGGTAACTTCAAAAACTATGCTTTAGTAAGATGCAACAACAGTACAAATATATACGGAACTGTTGCTTCAGCTGGCGGACAAAATTATAATTATACTTTAGACGGTACTGGTGTTGATGTTGTTATTCAAGACAGCGGCATACAAGCAGACCATCCTGAATGGGAAGATTCAAATGGTGTTAGTAGATTACAACAAATTGACTGGCCTACTGAAGCAGGACTGTCTGGCACTTATAGTCAACCAATAGCTGCATATCAAGATAGTAACGGCCATGGCACACATGTAGCAGGAATAGTTGCAGGTAAAACTTTTGGATGGGCAAAAGGTGCAAATATTTACGCTATGCATATTAATTTAGGGTCTGATTCAACAGGTTATTCTATACCAGCTTCTTTTGATTTAATAAAAGCCTGGCATGAAAATAAACCTTTAACAGCCACTGGATATAAGCGGCCTACTATAGTTAATATGAGTTGGGGATCAGGTAGGGCTGTATCATATCCTGATAGTATTACATATAGAGGAGTAACTTACAATCCACCTGTTGCAGATATTAAGGAAAATTACGGTTTTTCAAGAGTACCTATCTTTACTCTTTTTGGACTATTATATTTCATGCCGGCAAGGGTCGCGGCATATGATGTGCTTTTGGAGGAACTTACAGACGCAGGAATACATGTTTGTGTTGCTGGAGGGAATACTGATCACAAAATTGATATAGAAGGAGGAGTTGATTACGATAATACTAGTACGCATGGCACCAATACATACTTCTATAATAGAGGAAGTAGTCCTCAAAGTAGAACAGCAATAATAGTAGGATCAACTGACAGTACAGCATATAGTGGAACAGAAGAAAGAATAGCAAGTTATAGTGCAAGAGGTCCAGGAGTAGATATCTGGGCGCCTGGTACATATATTATAAGTGCATATAGAACAGGCGATAATACTGCTGGAGAGTACCCAGAAGATAACAACTTCAAACAAAAAAATCTTAGAGGTACAAGTATGGCAAGTCCGCAAGTTTGCGGAATAGGTGCATTAAACTTACAAATTAATCCTCATATGACTCCTGAGCAACTAAAATCAAAACTAATAAATGACAGTCAACCTACATTAGGTGGTGATGTTGGCTTAGATAATGATTATACTAATAAAGACTCTTTGTTATCCGGTGGGAATAATTTTGCATACAATCCTTATAATACAGCAACTAATGGTTCATTGACAGGAGCATTTACACTTCAAGGCACAATGATCAATTTGAATAAATAGTTGTACGGAGAACTAATATGGCCATTCAAGAAATTAATGTAGGCGGAGTAGCAAACGACGGTACAGGTGATGATCTTCGCGAGGCGATGATCAAAGTTAACGAAAACTTTAATGAACTAGATTTAAGACAAACTGTTACTGTAGTAGGTTCTAACTTAGGTGCTCAAGGTGTAAGTGTCTATAAAGAAGTTGAAAACGGAAATCTAAAATTTAGAAGACTTGTAGAAGGCGACAATATCACGCTTGTTGAAAATACTAATAATATAACAATTTCAGCTCCAGATGTAGTACATAATTTTGATGTTACTGGTGACACTGGAACTGCAATTACTATTACAGATACAGGCACAATATCAGTAACAGGCGGTAGAGGAATACAAACTTCTAGCGACGGCACAGCATTAGAAATTTCATCAACTGCTTTATTACAAGTTGCTGATGATCCTTCACCTAGTTTATCTGGTGATTTAAGTGCTAACGGTAACAACATATTAAATATTGGTTATGCTCAAGGTACATTTAGAGGTCCTTTAGACGGTTTAGTATATGGTTACGATATGAGGAATGTAGGGCCTTACTTTGACGACTTCGACTTTGGTGATTATTCAGACGCTATTGATACCTATTTCAAATGGTTTATATCAAGTTCAGATGTAGATTTAGGCACGTTTGCCGCACCAGAGACTAGACCATTAAACTTTGGTACATTCTAATTTATCTCTGGCGATAAATACGCTGCAAGAGGAATTTAAATGGCACACATCTGGTCAACTGCAAATAATATTACACTTTCAACGTTAAATGAAACGGAACAAATCAATGTTCCTTTGCCTATAAATGCCGGTATACAAATAGATAGTGTAGTAAAACTAGCAGGAGAATTACCTCCAGGGTTACGTCTAGATAATAATAATTTGGTTGGAAGTCCATTTGAAGTTGAACGAGATACAGAATTTAGATTTGTATTAAGAGCTACAGCAACAATTAATGGTCAGCAATTACTAGAGGATCGTACTTTAAACATTACAGTAACAGGTCCTGATGATCCGGTATGGGTGACCAACGAAGGATTACTTCCAGTAGGTCCTAGTGGTGCATTTTTTGTCTTAGACAACGAGCCAATCTATTTACAATTACAAGCTATAGATCCTGATATTCCTGCAGGCGATGAATTAGAATATTTCATAGCACCTGGAGACGGACAACTTCCTGAAGGAATTAAGTTAAGCAAAGAAGGTATATTGTTTGGCACTACCGATGCAATAATATCTTTAGAAAAATCTGATAACTCAGGACATTTTGACAGCAACAACTATGATAGTAATGCTTTTGATTTTGGAATTAGAAGTGCAAACGGTTTTGATAGTTTCAGTTATGATTCGGGATTTTTTGATGATGCTATTCTTACTAGACCTCCAAAAAAACTCAATAGGTATTTTGAATTTATAGTAAGTGTATCCGACGGTGAAACTGTTGTCAAACGTACATTTAGAATATTCTTAGTTGGAGATGATTTCTTAAGAACTGATAATACTATCATGCAAATTGGCACAGGAGTATTTACTGCTGACAACACCTATCTACGTACACCAATCTGGATAACCGATAGTAAATTGGGCGAAAAAAGAGCCAACAATTATATAACATTACCTTTAGAAGTTCTAGATAGTAATCAGATAGTTGGCAGACTATTCTATAGCTTAGAAAATACAAATCCAGGTAGATATCAATTTGATGATGGATCTATTGTAGATGGCTATTTTGAACTTTCAAATATTTTTCCTAGACACCCAGATGGTTATACTACGATTACTGCTAACAATATTGAAATAGGAAAAAGATATTACATAGTATCTACTTATAGCGGACAAAATGTTACAGACTTCACTACAATAGGAGCATCCGACAATAATTTTGGCACTATCTTTAGAGCTACAAATGTAGGTACTGGTCTAGGAACTGTATATGAAATAAACTTTACATCTTTAGTTGAAGAAACAGATAGTACATTGCCAAAAGGCATGATACTTGACACTGCAAATGGTGTTGTGGCAGGGCAAGTTCCTTATCAGCCCGAAGTAACTCAAGACTTTAAGTTTACTATTAAGGCAACAAGATTTGCCGCTGAAACAGAATTAGTTACAGTATATGCAAACCTTTATGAAGACATAATTGCTGGACAAAGAAACATAAAAATTATTAAACTGAACACACTATTAGACGATGGTGTAAATGATTTAATTGCATTTAGAGGTCAATATGTAGACTTTGCTGGCCAAAGTTATCAAATACAGGCTACACAAAGCATCGATCCAAATTTTGATGAATTTATATTAGACAGAACACTATTGCCTAAAATTCCTTTAACTGTTTTTCAAAATGCACAAATCGGAGAAAATTTTGTTAGAATAAAACCAATACAACAAAAAGAACAAATTGAACTTACAGGAAAAACATTTAATTATACTAACGGCGAAACTTACACTATAAGTGATTTTGTCCCTTATATAGAATGGACAATAAAGAACGTTTCAGGAAACGGAGGAATTGTTGTTATTCCAGCAGTAGGTAATCCTAATGATCCAATATTGCAACAAATTACAGATGTCTTTAACGACATATATGATATAGCATTAGGCCCGTTAGAAGCAATACAAGTTAATAACGAACATTATGTTGTAAGATTGCCGGCAACTGCACTTACAACAAATACGCAGTATGTATTAGGTAGATTTTCAAATATCCAAGACTTAAATTTATCTGTCACAGCGAAGTATGATGTAATGAATTTACAACAATCATTAAACCGTGTCTTATTTAAAGATAGTGTATTTGGAATAACACAATACAAAAACTATACAATTCAAAAAACAATACCTATTGTAGATAGAGATTTACAAACACAATACGCAAGCAATAATCCACCTGAAGATCCATTGGTAGGTCAACTATGGTTTAACACAGGTAATGCTTTCTACAACTTAGATGTATTGCACGAATGGGACGGAAGTGTGTGGCAACCGGTCACTTTTGACAGTATTAATAGTCCTAATGCTATTAGAACATTCGACTTGAGAATATTAGGTGAAATTGATAGCGAAATAAATTGGATTACAGATGCTAATCTAGCAACTATAGATGCTAACTATCAAAGTTTACTGTTTATTAGAGCAGAGAGTGCTATAGGATCTGACGTAATTGTATATGAAATAAAATCAGGATCTTTGCCTCCAGGACTAACTTTAGACTTGAGTGGAGAAATAATAGGAAAAGTAAACCAATTTGGTGAAAACAAATACACAGGATTTTGGAAACCAGGAAGAGAATACAGTCTTAATGACGTAATAGATTTTGAAGGTGTTAGGTATATTTGTTTGCAGGATCATTTATCAAATCCAGTAGGCCTCGGACAATATGTAGAGCGAGGTTATATTAGAGATGGATATGTATCATTTGATAAAATTTTGGCATTCGACGCTGATTCTGTTTATTGGCAACCTTATGAATTTAGTAAATCAGGATTAACACTTTTTGATTCAGGAAGTTTAACTTTAGACGGAGAAACTACTAGTATTGATAGAGTTTACAGATTTGTCGCAACTGCTAGAGATAGATTCAGTGTATCAACAGTAGAAAAAGAATTTAATATTAGGGTAGCTGATCCTGGAGATAACTTATATAGCAACCTTTTTGTGAAACCATTCCTATCACAATCTAAGAAAGATACTCTAATACAATTCTTAGGAGATCCTACAATATTTCCTCCTATTTCATTGTATAGACCAAACGATCCTAGTTTTGGAATACAAAAAGATCTTAAGATGTTAGTGTATGCAGGTATTAAACAGCAACAAATAGAAAATTTTGTTTCTGCTAGTGCCAAAAACCATTTAAGGTCAAGATATGCATTTGGAAATGTACAAAAAGCAGAAGCAAAAATATCAGGTACAAATCAAGTATTATATGAAGTAATTTATTTAGAGGTCATAGATCCAAGAAAACCAAAAGAAGGAAGTATACAGACAGTGTTTAATGCACCTTCTGGAAAGCGTATTACTGTAGACAGCATATCTTATTCTGTACAAGACGATGTAACAAAAACAGGATCAGGATATCCTGAAATACAAATATTAACAAGGACTGGAACTAGTTATTCAGATGTTACAGATCAGATTGAATTATTATTAAGAGATGGTTCAGTAGTAGGTACAGAATACGAGGGCACACTTCAAGTAACATTATATAATGGTACTACAGTAAATGTAGAGATAAATCAATCCGACAGCGAACCTTACAGAATACGTCCAGTCACTAATACAATCAAAGTTGATACAAACGCAATCAAAGTCAGTCAAAATAATAATTATGTAAGATATATAAGTAGTATAGAAAATATGCGTGATAGATTGCAGGAGACAGGTGAAACTAATAGCGACTTTTTGCCTCTTTGGATGCAGACTGCACAGAATAATATACAAGCACTAGGATATGTAACAGGCATTCCGATTTGTTATTGCAAACCAGGTGAAGCAGATAGAATACTTTTGAACATAAAAAATAGTGACTTTAACTTTAAACAGTTTGATTTTGATATAGATAGATATATTATTGATTCAACTGTTGGCAATAGTAATGAACAATACATTTTGTTCGCAAATTATGAATTTAACATTTGATGCTGATAAATAATAGCAGAGAGGTATATAAGATATGGCAAGTAATATTGTAAGCGCAACGATTAACGAAGAATTTCCGGTAGCAGGTCAGGATA